GCATCAATGATTGCCTTTGGTGAATAAGCTCTCTTATTCCAAATTGCCTGGCGTATAGCTTCAGAGTCTTTAGCTTGTAAAGCTTCAGAAGCATCTTTGTATTCTTGAAGTGTGGCAATAAAAACACGATCAACAGGAAATAAAGAAGCACACTGTTGAGCGGCTTCTTGTCCTGGTGAATCATTATCAAATAGAAGAATGATTTCGTTGAATTTCAGCAGGTGAGGTAGCTGAGCGGATAGTTGAGATTTGGCACCTTTACATCCTGTAGTCACAGACATGACCGGCCAGTTTGGTCTGGCCTGCCACACTGAGAGACAGTCATATTCACCTTCGGTTATGACAAGAGTTTTGCCACCGCCGAAAAGATTTTGGCCAAATAACCTTTTATCCGTATTCTTACCAACCTGTTTAAACTCTTTCTTCTCATTTCTTTCTTTGTATGCGATGACCTTGCCGGATGCATCACATAGCGGGAAGCGTACAACTCCGCAAGAAGTATCGACCCTGACATTAAATTTCTTGGTAGAAGGTTCAGTTAGGTTTCGAGAGGGGATTGCGCTTATTTCGCCCTCAATTTGTGCATGAAATCCTGCTTGTTTGGTTGGAATTTGATTACCTCCTGGTTCTCTGTAACCGCAACTAAAGCAATAGCCATGAAGATCGCTGTACCGAGCAAACGCATCGCTAGAAGGACAACTAGGACACGCTTCGTGCCTGAGAAATTCAGAGTCTTGGGGTTCCATGAAGATGCAACTCCTCGAAGATCTCTGAGTATTCTTTTAAGCATTCGATTATTAGTTGGCAGGGAAAGCCCTCGTCTTCACATCGGACAACGAGGTCATCTATGTAACTCATGAGGTTGCTTTGAGCTAACTGATCCATGAATCAGGGATGTTGGGGTGAATGCACCACAGGAATCCGTGTTTGTCACACCAATCCCCATAAGTACTTTTGCTTTTTTTTGTAAGGGTGTTATTTCTTTGAAATATGAAACGAATATCTAAGTCGGGATGTTGATTTTTTATAGCTAAATGCTTACGCCTCTCTGAGGGTTTGAAGAATCCTTTGACTTCATAAATCACATCCCCGATGAAAAAGTCGGGGGTGTACTTACTAGTCAATACATATTGGAAACTTCTAGCCTCATATATATAAGGAACATTCTTCTTATCAAAGAACTTAGAAACTCGCTCCTCCAATGTGGAGCGATAAGCCATGATCAGAAGTCGTAATTTTCAGCAGATGTCTCAGCAGCTGGAGCACTAACAGTTGGTGAGGCTGCTTTGTATCCATCCCTTGTGCCAAAGATGGCATTGACATCATCAACTGACATATCCCCTGAATCACTAGCCCCATTCATGGTGACAAGTTTCGTCACTTCACTCCGACAACCTTCAAAGAGGTGCCTTTAGCTGGCTTAGTGTAAGGGGTTTGATTAACAATTAATACAGCTTTCGTACCTTTCCTTAGATTTTGTAGATCAGATTCAGAAAGGGGAGACCCTTCAGTATCTACAAAGACTGGGATAGGTTTTTTATCTGTATCACTGTAACTGTATTTACATAGCCCTGATTCATCCCAGGGCTCGGGGTTAAGTGCAACTCTTTTTGGTGATTCTAATTTTGAATCAACCCATTTTAAGAGTTCTACTCTGTCTTTTTCTACCTGCTTAATTATTTTGGCAGGGAGAGTATATGAGAAGGTCCGGTTTTCATATTTACCGGTATCTTGATAAACATTTATGAATCCAGTTAGTTCAGATTCAAAAACGTATTGATTAGGTTTGGTCATGAGAAAGGGTAAGTGGATCGGAATATCTAGTTGGTAGTGCTATGAGCTTCTCTTCAATAGTGTCCAACTCAGTTTCAAGTACTCTTTGTAGGTCATCTGCAGAGAGTCCCTGAAGGCTCAGATCGGCGGCTAAGTTTTTAGTCAAAGATCGAATTGTCGGTGTGATTTTAGATAACTTTCGTATTCAAGTTCTTTCTGTTTTTCTTTATCTTCAGTCTCTCCATGAGCTAAGAAATAGGAGTAGTCCTCCTCATTTAGCTCTTCAATTTCAGACATCATTAGATCTGGCATTGGTTCTATCTGGCTTAGTGGAAGTGATAAAAGACCAATAAAAAAGCGGCTTCTGGGCCGCTTGATGAGTGATCAGTTGTCTATGTGTCCCTAAGATTCGTCGGAACCTAAAACCAGCGCGTCTACCAATTCCGCCAGGTGGGCCAATGGATCTCAGCTATTGAGAACGTGAGATTTTTCTTAATATAGCAGGAAAAGTACCCCTTTTTTGGAGTTGGTAGACACACTGGTTCTTGTCTTTTGGCGAATCCAGTGAACAATTCATAACTTTGAAACCATTGCATGTACAGCTTCTTCAGTTGCTTTGCAATACCTCAATGTTGTGTCTATAGATTTATGTCCAGCCGCCGCCATGATATTGCGGGGATGGTCAACAGCTCCAGCCCAAGTACAAAACGAATGTCGCAATGAATGCCACACATAAGATTCATCGAGACCCATGTACTTTCTGATCTTTTTAAATTGACCGTAGAGCTGATCTTTGTTGCTCCAATCATCACCGAAGAGGTAACGATTGTTCATTCTTGATTCAATAATAGGAATCAAACTTTTATGGATAGGAATAAATCTTCCTGTGGATTTTCCATTCCTATCTTTCTTTTGACCTACCTGAAGGCTATTCAAATCAAGATGAACATCTTCAGGTTTAAGTTTTAAAAACTCCCCTTGTCTGAGTCCTGTGTAAGCAGAGAAAACAATAGCTTCAGATAAATCTTTTCTGTTAAAGATGTCAATTGCAATAAATGCCATCTTTGCTACTTGATCTTTAGTAAACCAAGCTTGTCTTGCTTCAGCTTCATCAAGCTTCTCAAACTTAGGTGGGCGTACTGAGTGCAACTCTTTTTCATAGGTGAATCTGAGTGCATGGGTACCAACAGAAACAGCTCTATTGACTGTGGCATTTGATACCTCATCCTGGTCAAGGATGTCTGTTTGTAGTTCGGTCCACCAATAACCCTTGCCCATCTTCCGTAGTGGGAACGATAGGCCACAATAATTAGTGATTCGATTGACCCGCTTTTCAACAGTTCTGGCTGACTTTTGCCTTTTCCAGCAATGGGTCCAGGTGTAGTCAGCCACATCACCCCAAGTTTTTAAGTTATGGTTTGTGGTTGAGGACATTAGAGTTTTTGCTCCAAGGTGTTTTCAAGAAGGGTGGCCATTTGCTCACCTTTGCGACTGAGATAAATGCGATACCTTTTGGGATCTTCTGGATCAATCTCTCGATAGATCAGCTTCAATCCTTCTTTGCCTAAGCGATGCCTTGGACCTAACCAAGTGACATTCCTAGAGACGGATGAGCTACTCATGCTTGTCCCCTCCATTAGATCCTCTTGTCTACAGCCGTTATGGCTGGCGATATAGAGAAAGGTGGATACAAGCTGAGCCGGAAATTCCCGCTCTTGAGCACGTAAGACCTCAAATGCCATATACATGCGATATAGAGCTGGCCTTTCAATAGTGTTTTTGTTCAGGGCCAAGGTACTTATTCAGTAAGTTCATGATAACACTGAACTTCGTTAGTGGAAGTATCTTTACAAACAATAGGAAAGCTAGTAAGTCTAGCCTTAAGCCTCTATGTGTGGGCCATCAAAATCAATGTCCCAACAGTAGCATTCCTCTAAGAAGTCCCCCACTATGGCTAATGCTTTAGCCTTCTCCTTATCATCAAAATTTATATAAAACTGCATCCTTTCTACCAATGTGGCGTTTTCGTTTAGCTCTGGCATGTCAGCTTCCTTAGTGGGATCAACAAAAGAAATAAAGAGATCCATTAACCTGTTCTATATCAAGGGTGTGCTTGATGAGTGATTGAGGTATTTCTACCCCCACTTCGTCAGCCCAATCCTTTAATACGTTCTCTGAATACATCTCAGCAAATTGAAGCCGGATGTCACGAGACAGCTCATCCATATCGCAAGATCTAGCTAAGACACAATCATGTATGACTGTGAATGGCTTATCCCAACAAACAAATGTTAATTGGATTAAGGCGGCATCGAGCGCATGGATTACGTTAGGAGCTAGAGCAGATACATGATGTTTGACATCTTTATTCCCCCAGCCCTGACCAACTTGACAGTCAACAATTGAACCCATGAGTCTCGTGCGTATCCTTGTGGACTCACTAACTCTTAGATCTTGTTGAACTATAAATCCTGATGGTGTGGTCCATTGGATATATTCTTGTGTCTCCATAATCTTCTTAGCTGAAGACTGAAGCCACTTCATCACTGCTACTGGTCCAGGGAATATTTCAGGGATTGCCTTCTCATAGATTGCTTTCGTTATCTCAGTTAATCGACCTGGAACGGAGAGGTCTAGTTCAGTCTCTTTGAGAGCATCACGTATATATGAACGTGCGCTATCTCTGGTCAAGCCATAAGGCAGACACATCGTGCATCGCTTGGATACTTTACGATCTATAAAGGGATGAACTTCTTTATCTTCGATGTACTTAAGGCTAGCTTCAGCAACAGTCTTATATCCATCAACAGGAGCTGATGTTGGTAAGACATTTACTTTGGCTGCACTTTCAGCATCAAGGGTAAGAGCACTGAGATGTTGAATACCACTTTGGGTGGCATCTATTCCACAAGGCAATCCACTTGTGTTTTTAGTTTGAGCTATACAGCATGAATGGTATTCAAAACATGCAGCTAGGAAAGTCCAGGGCTCAGAAGTATCAGACCAAAGAGACATGTTGCCTATTGGATCTTTAGCTATCTGTGTGATTAGCTCTGTGTTGTCCTTAACCCAGTCAATGCGCTCTTGCATTGTGGCTTTGTCTAAGCCATAAGTAGTAGCGACTTGGAATGCTAACCAATAAGCATTGATTGGTCCTTCTTCATAGAAATAAAGAAGTGACTTATCGAAGTCAGTACCTTGAGGCGACATGGATGTCACTTGTGGGTAGATCCTCGAGCGATAGTCAAATGACCAGGGAATCCAGAACCTTTTCTCATCTGCATACTTATTAGCTACATACATAGCCTCAGTAGTTCGATAATTCTTTTGTTCTAGTTGAGCGTTGTAGTCCTCAACCTCTCGGCGAGCACGTTTATATAGTTTTAATTCTTCCTTTGTTGGTTCCCCATCAGGTTTGATAGGTAAAGGTCTAACTGTCTCTCTGCGAAACTTGCCGATAGTTCGGTAGTTGTCAAAGCACCAATTAGCAACGCTAAGCACAGGGTTGTTTGTGCAATAAGCAACAGTGCCCAAATTGTTGAGCATGTCGACTGGAATTACTCGCTATTTAACTCCACCCAATAATCCCTTTGTTCTAACCTTTGGTGATGACTGTCTCACCTGCTCTGTTAGGTAGCCTCCTCTCTCCTCATTTGTCCATAAACATGGAGGACATACCATAGGCCAAGCACAGAAAGCGAGGTGCTCTGCCTGGCTAAGTATTGCCCCTTTAAGCCCTAGAAACTCCTGGCTATACCTCATGACTGTGCGGTGCTTTCGTCGGCCTACAGTGACCGTCTCCTTATGTATCCAGCCCGTCTCTTCTCCTAAGCAGTTAAGACACCAGCTCCCTATCTTATGGGCTGTGCCTTGACTCCATTTAAGCCATTCAATACCCTCTCGATTGAAGCGTAACTGGAAGACAGTATTCTTTTGTCTAGTACCAGTAGACGAGTGGAAGTTGGCCTCGATTTGTTTATATAGATCCTTGTCTGATGAGTGATAATAGTTGAGCTTGAGCTCTGTCTCAATAGCTCTACCAATTGGGATGGTTAGCTCTGCTAATTGAGGGCGGCTCTCCTTACCTAACACATCGAGACATACCTTCATTGTGATTAGAGCTACAACGTTTAGGTCTGTCTCTTTTAGATACTTATATACAGTGGCTGCATCTACTGAGCCTGTACCTTTGCGTAAGTATTGAAGACGATCCTTTAATCTCTTCGCTACTCTTCCAACATTCTTGCGAAGGATTGCTTGACCATAAACGGTTGAGCTTGCATAGCTTTTATCTTCAGCTCTACGTGTTCGAGTGCTAAGTCTTAGGTTTGCTTCAACCTTTTGATTAGTCTCACGCTCCAGCTGCCTCGCAACTAGAGAGAGATCATCATCAGTATTCATTTGTGTGTGTGAGGAGAATGAATGTATTAGTTATTAGATACTTGTAAAACTCTTTCTATTCTTGCTGGATTGTTATGTAGTTCTGGTACGCACTCCAAAGCATCGTTCAATGCAACCGTCGCATTAGCTGCATGGGTTGAGAACTTGCGTGTATTGTCCTTGTCATCTTTCCAAATGACTAGG